CTAGTTTTAGTAGAACCTTCTAAGTATTCTCTATTCCAACCAAATACTGCGGCTACTGCATCTTTAAGTGAAGCCGCATAACTCATTCGTTTAAATCCGTGAAATGTGCAAAGATAGTCTGCGATAGTATCTTTGCCACTACCAATTAATCCTGTAACTCCAATAATCATAAAAAACTCCTGTAGTACATATTATACTACGGGAGAAATATAAAGTAAACTGTTTAGGTTATTTAATTTTTCAAACTAACTAATGCGTTTTTTGCACCAGCTTTCTTTAGCCCGGCATAACGATGGTGACCATCTATTATGTCATAGTTCCCATCTTTCCTAGGGGATACTACTAATACACCCTCTTTATCGTCCCAATCAGGTGTTCCTGCTCGTCTAGCAAATATATCAACAACATCTGGATCCATTTGACTCAAATTATATGAATCTCTTGTAGGGATTAATTTATCTAAACTGACTCTAAATGATTCTGTTATACTACTTTGTGCTACTGCTACATAAGCAGGACCTGTATAACCATCTGGATACTTATGAAAGTGCTGAATAGTACGATGCCAACCTTCTAATAGTTCATAACCATTAACTGTTTTTATTAGTAGTACCGGTTCTTTTCTAACACCGCCTTGTTGTTGTGCTAATGCTGCCTGCGTAGCGTGTCTTTCTTTATCACGTGGAACATCTAATCCCATATCACTATGCCCGCCGGCACGACCTATCAATCGTTGTGTGGTCATTGGGTTAAACATATCCATTGTAAACTTCATATTAGGCACAAGTTGCCATTTAGTATCAGGCTTTAGACCTGCTAGTTTGACTTTTTCCATAACACTATTTTTAAGTGCGTCTGCGGGTAGATTACTAAAATTACCTTTGTTAGGAACTAACCAATCTTTGAGAACATACTCGGGCCAAGTAGGCAATAGACTTTTTACATATTGTAATAGCCTATCTCTATATTCAACTATGAATTCTGTAGCTCTCATTTATCCTTGTACCCAAGTCAATGGTTGACTGTAATCTACATAACGCTTTAGGTCTTCTATTAATGTTTCCATTGCAGCCTTACCTTCAGCTTTCATAGCAGTACCATTCAAACTAGTACCGCCACCAGGTCCTGCAATAGTTGCAAACTTTTCACGTGCTTCACCAATAATTAGTTTAAGATTAGCTAAAATAAAATCGCCAATCCATACACCAGCACCTGGATCTTGTAATAATACTTCTTCGGTCTTTTGTATGTCTGCCCAAATTAACACACGTTCGCCACTAGCTTTAGGATCACGCACAATACGCAATATTTTAGTTACTGGATTGAATGTGTAAACTACATATCCACCGAACATACGTGCGGCTAGTTCAACATAACCCGCATAGAAATCATATGTTGCCATACCGCCCGCATAATTATAATTTAATAGATAAGTGTTTAAAATAGCTGAACTAAACGGGTCGAAACTACTTGCACCGGGACCTGTCTCTAAACCAATTGTTCTACGAAAGATAGAACGAACATTGATAAATTCACTGGGCAATGTGTAAGTGTCCACATTTTTTTCTACTGTAAAAAGAGTATAGGATTCTTCTGTAGCGGCTTGTGCCCTTTGACGATATACTTTGATAGCATAGTTATATGCGGCCTCATAGTGTTGAGGATCTAACTCTAAATCAATGATGCCGTCACCTAAACGATAACGACAGTTTTGAAATAATGCTTGTTTTAATTCGTCTAGCGTTAAGCCTGATGGTGTAGCTAATATATTTGCGGTCATAGTTGTTTCCTGATATTGTATTTATCAGGAAACTATAGTGTTGTAACCTATTATGCGTAACCGTAACTTGCGGCTGCTAATGTATCCCTTCCAGTACCAACGCCTGTTGTATCAGTAGCTACTACACCAGTATTACTTACTAAGTTAGTTAGTGAGACTCTGGCAGCGTCTGTTATCCCGTATCCAAATATAGCGGTGCCTGAACCATAACCTGCTGCCGCTGGATTATTTCTAGCAGTACCGACTCCTGTAGTATCAGTGGCCACAACACCTGTGTTACTTACTAGATTGGTTATTGATTGTTTACCACCTGAACTATTGCCATAACCAAAAATAGCCTTATCAGTACCATAGCCGGCTGCCGCTAATCCTAGTCTAGCAGTACCAACACCAGTTGTATCAGTAGCAACTACTCCGGTATTTGATACTAGATTGGTTAGTGAGACCCGAGTAGTACCATTGAATCCATAACCAAATAGTGCTTTATCTGTACCATACCCTGCCGCCGCCAAACTAAATCTTTGAGTGCCTACACCTGTTGTATCATTAGCAACGACACCCGTGTTTGATACCTTATTAGTCATTGATACTTGAGAATCAGAAGAATTTTGACCATATCCAAATATAGCAGTGTCTGTACCATAACCTGCGGCTGCTAGATTCCTTCTAGCAGTGCCTACACCACTGGTATCAGTGGCTACTACCCCGGTGTTTGATACCTTGTTAGTCATTGAAAGTGGAGTTGCTCCAACATCTGCCCCATATCCAAATATAGCTTTATCAGTACCATAACCTGCGGCTGCAAGTTGACTTCTAACTGTACCTACACCTGTCGTATCAGTAGCAACAACACCTATAATTGATACTAGGTTTGTTATTGATACCGGAGTATTTGTGTAGCCATATCCAAATATTGCCTTGCTTGAGGGTGGGGGTTGTGGTGTTACACTTACTCCGCCACCAAATGTTATTCCTGCTCCAATATCCATAATATGTTATCCTTTAACATATTTATCAGATATCACCCTCTTTTCTATTTTCACTGTAATGTGCATCAAAACTGCCACCGGGATAGCGACTTTCTAGCTTGCGAACGTTCTCATCAATCACATCATTTGGATCAAGATTCAATGCACGACAAGCATTAATCCAATACCACATAACATCTCCTAACTCTCGCTTCATATGAAAGACGTTTTCCTCTGTCAGTGGTTTACCCTGAAAAATGATTTTCTTGGGCACTTCGATAAACTCACCACCTTCAGCCGCTAATCCTAGACAAGCTGTAAGTAATAGTGGAACGTTGACTCCTTCAAGTTCATTCACTCTATCTTTAAATGAATCCAAGTTGTTACTTGCTTCACTGGTTACGGCTTCTACAAAATCTTTGTATTTGTTTAAATCAATATTGTTCATTAAAATGCTTTCAAAATAATCATACCTTCATTAAAGCGTCCATTGGGTGTAGTCGCTACTGCTTTAATATCTTTAAAATACTTACGTGCCGCAGGCTTACTGCCCATTACTTCTTTAATTTGTTCTGCAGGTTTGCGTAGTGTTTTAACTTCGCTTTGTGCAGTATCAAATCCCAGTAGTGTATTACCTTTTACAGTAAACGCTTTACTGTAGTCATCAGCAATATAATGATGTAGTTTACGCTTTGCACTATCGTAAACCCAAGCTTCACTTGCTCCGTGTAGTTTCACTGGACTGATACTGACTAAATCAAGTTTAGCCGCTGTATCTTTGAATGTTCTCAAGTACTTTAGTTTTGCTACAATCTTCTCAACTGGTACTGCTTTGCGTTGACGAGGTGCCTTAGCGGCTTTCTTAACACTAATATAACTGTTCAGGTCATTGATAACTTGTTCAATAAACTTTACAATGTTCTTAATTTGTGTTTTCGTTAGGTGTTGATAACCCTGTACAAGTTGTACATCAGTACCTTTGAGTACTTCCTCAAACTCATTCAGTTTCTTTTTCCATACTTCAGTTAGTAAACTGATATGTTGTGGCATTACATTCTTTTTAGCAACTTCATCCATTGGCTTTAATGAATGCTTCGAGCCAGCACCTGATGTGATAAACTCATCAAACAATCCTTCTAGTTCACCACCGGCTTCACGTGCTTTTTCTTTTAGAATTTCCTGAATGTTAGGTCTTGTTGGAGCTTCGGTGCCAGCAGTAGATGTTTGACTTTCTTTGACTTCGGGTTTGTTTACTGATATCAATAGTCGTTGGACTTCGTTTTCCAACGTCAATTCCTCGTGTTCTGTAAGTTCAAGTCCACGCACTTTCATACGCGCCAACCAGCACAATGTCAGTATACATTCTTTCTCATCGACCTTACGCATAATCTTTGCTTCGTTAGTGCGATTATTAAGGTCTAGGTATTGTGACACCAATTCTTTAGCATCTTTTTTACCATAAAAACGATGGTACCAAGTGAATGACCTCATCAATGCTATCCTGCGCAGGTCTTCATCAGGTTGAATGACGAATAACGGTTCGGGTCCGTAGTGTTGTACGTCTGCATCTCTGGGATTTAGTGCCCGGACCTGTGAGTGGTCTTCTGTGTTTTTCTTGCGTGTTGCCATTAAATTACTCCAAAGTTAAATTTCATACGAAATTATAGCATTATATCCAATTGTTGTCAAGTGTTTATTTATGAATGCTTTAGCGATAAATAAGAGATAGAGTACCCAAAACAATGCCTAGATTATCACTTTATCGCCCAAATAAGCAAAACGATTATCGCTTCTTTGATAGAACAATATCAGAGATGCTTACGACCGGTGCCACTGATTTATATATTCACAAATATTTAGGTCCTGATGCTGATACCCCGTCAATAGATTATACTCAACCGCAATATGACGTACTAAATCCTACTAATATTCAGGATTTATTATTTTTAGAAAATAGAGATAGAAAATATGACCCTAATATTTATAGAATACGTGGTCATTATAATGTACAGAATTTAGACTTTGATTTAAGTCAGTTTGGTTTATTCTTAAACAATGATATTTTATTCATTACTGTTCATTATAACGATATGATTGATATAGTAGGACGTAAGTTAATGGTTGGTGACGTATTAGAATTGCCTCACTTATTAGATTATAATCCATTGAACGAAACTATACCAACTGCATTACGTAGATTCTATCAGGTAACTGATGGTAACTATGGTAGTGAAGGATTTAGTCCAACTTGGTTTCCGCATTTATGGCGTATTAAATGTGAACCATTAGTTGATAGTCAAGAGTTTGCACAGATATTACAAGAACCAATTAATCAGGATAATTATCTAGGTGATTGGGATGCGACAAAAACATATCCACCTGGTTATGTAATTACATACGGAGATAAGAATTATATCAGTAAAATTGATGTACCAATTGGAATAACACCACCTAATAGTACATATTGGGAACTTGATCCTAATCAGAATCTCAGAGATATTCTTGCTACATATATTAAAAATATTGATATTAATAATGCTATTATTGAAGAAGCAAAACGTATTGTACCTAAATCAGGTTATAATAACAGTAACTTATATGTTGCTCCTACATATGGTTTGTTTGAAGAAAATAATGCATTGAGTGGAAAGTATGGTCAGCCTGCACCACCTATCAACATTAACATAAGTTCAAGTGGCGCTCCTATACCGGCAACAGGAACAGTAGAGATAGTTCGTTCTGCTAATTATGCTCCGGCACCAACACTACGTATATCCAGAGCAGTACTGAGAAGCATTTGGGATATGACAACCGATGGCAGTATGCTAGATTCTCACACAACGATGAATCTACAAGCAATAGAAGTTGCGGCACTAAGGACAGATACAGGCTCAGGCTCAGTTGAGAATGATATTGTTTTATCAGTTCAATCAATGGGTACAATCACAGGACCATATGGTACTGCTGATAACACGTATGCTACTGCCGATCAGAATCCTGAATTGCCAGGGTTCACTGATGAGATTACTCCGCAGATGGACTTTAGAGCAGACTGTGATCCACGCTTCCAATTCATTGCACGTAGTAGTCCAAGAAGCTTTGGATATAGTTATGGTTATATGACTGGTACTGCTGAAGCACCAAACGGTTATCCAGTAGGCTCAGGTATTACATTCCCTAATAGTCCTCAAGTGGGTGATTATTTCTTGCGTATTGATTATTTGCCTAATATTTTATTCCGCTGGGACGGGCAATTGTGGGTTCGTATTGACACCAATGTTCGAACAGGATTAGGAATGACCGAAGAAGATAATTCACAACAGTCTACGTTCATAAATAACAATAATGTAACAGTTCTAACAGATGGTGGCACTATGCCACAGAAACAAGCATTGTCAAGTATATTGACAATTGCACCTGACACAATCCCGCCCATAATCTAAAGGATATAAATGGCAGCTTATTTTTATGACAATCAGATAAGAAGATTCTTAATTCAATTTGCAAGAATTTTCAGTAATTGGTATGTAACTAGAGGTAAGGATCCTGCAGGTAATGATATTATTATTAGAGTCCCTGTTATGTATGGAGACAGTAGCCGCCAAGCAAGTACTATCATTGCTAATAATAGTGCTAGTAATTTGCCAAGCGCACCACTAATTACATTTTATATTAGTGGTTTAGAATACGATCAACGTAGAACACAAGACCCCACGTTCATTGATAAACTACAAGTAAGACAACGTACATATAACAGTGATACACAAAGTTATGAGACAACACAGGGACAAGCATTTACAGTTGAAAGACTAATGCCTGTACCCTACACGTTACGTGTCACAGTAGATATATGGACTACTAACTATAATCAGAAATTAGAAATTGTTGAGCAGATAGGTACATTGTTTAATCCTTCAATGGAAATTCAAAGTACTGATAACTTTATTGATTGGACTAGTTTAAGTGTTGTGTATCAAGATGGATTAACATTCAGTAGTCGTAGTATTCCACAAGGTACAGGCAATCCAATTGATGTATTAAGTTGGAAGTTTTATATGCCCGTCTGGTTGAGTAATGCCGCTAAGATTAAAAAGATGGGTGTTATCAATAAGATTATTGCAAGTATTTTTAAAGGCAATGCACTTACTGATATGCAAGATGATGATTTATTGTTAGGTACTCGTCAAAAGATTACTCCATATGGTTATAAATTATTGTTGATTGGTAATAACTTACAGATACTACCTGCTGATGAAGCATTTTATCCAGACAATGAAGATTTAGAATTGCCACCTAGTCCAAATACAAATGTATATTGGAGTGGTGTATTGAATATGTATGGTGCTATACGTCCTGGTATCAGTCAGATATGGTTAGAAAACCCATATATGGATACGGAAATTGTAGGTACTATTTCGTTAAATCCATTAGATGATAGATTACTAATATATGACATTGATCCAGACACACTACCTCAAAACACACTTGAGCCAGTCGATAGTGTAGTTAATCCATTACTAGTTGGACCTAACGCAGGCTTACCAATCGCTAGCAACGGTGATAGATATCTAATTGTTGAAGACATAGGCAGTGAAGGTGATAGTACTATTGCTTGGGGCAATGTTGTTGCTAAAGCTAACGATATTATCGAATATGATGGCTCAAGTGGTGAATGGTATGTATCATTTGATAGCAATGGTGACGATACAGTTCAATATGTATTAAATCTAACTTCCAGTGTTCAGTATCGATATGTGCCTGCAGAAGGAATATGGATGAAGAGTTGGGAAGGTTGGTATGGTCAGGGCGATTATAGTATTGTAATCTAAATCTAACTATGCTATAATATCTTAGCATATGAAAAATATCTCAGCAGGCGTTTTCTTTTACGCTAAAAACACACAACGGTTTTTATACTTACTCAGAACGGATAATAAAAATCCGGGCAACTGGGGTATACCAGGTGGGAAAGTAGAAGAAAATGAAACTTTACTTGAAGGTATAGCAAGAGAATGCGAAGAAGAAATTAAATACTTCCCAAATAATGCAAAACTAATTCCAATTCAAAAATTTGTAAACAATACATTTACATATCATACTTTCTTTTGTGAAGTTGAAATTGAATTTATACCACAACTAAATGATGAACATTGTGGGTTTGCTTGGGTAGGTGAAGGACAGTATCCTAAACCATTACATCCGGGATTGTTTAGCACAGTAAACTTTGATGTTGTACAAGAGAAATTAAACGCACTTACAAAAAAAGAGACCTAAGTCTCTTTTTTTATTTTAGCAGTTTTGCTATCATATCGAATCCTAATGATCCTAAAACTATGCCGGCGCCCATCATCATCCATCTCCACTTTTCTAAAGCAGAGACTTTTGACCCTAGTTCCCTATGCGCCTTAGTATCTTCCTCACGCATTTCCTTCAACATATCTCTTGTTTCAGTTGCATTGCGGTCAATACATTCGTGCATATCTTTAAGACTACTTTTGATATCGCTAACATCTTGTTCAATGTTTTTAACTTGAACTTGAAGTACAGCGATATCAGTTTTAGTAGTCTGTGCAGGCATTTTAATAGTTCGTGCTACCATTATGCATTAGCGATAGTTACTAATTCGAATGGTTGACCTGCATCAGCATTAGCGGCTGCGGCTGTATTGAACGTTACGTATGCTGGTGTAGCGTTAGCAAGAACAATATTACCTGTAGCAATTGGACCAGATGTAGCAGTAAACAACTCACCAGTGTGGTCAGAAAGACTCTGAACTGTTTGAGTAGAACTGTTGGCATATGTAGCAAGAATACGCATTGTGTTTGGTGTTAATGCTGTGTTAGCAACGTTAGCCAATAAACATTGTGTTGTTAAACCAGTAGTTCCACCTGTTACCAGATACTTCTGTTTGCCTTTTTGACGAACAATGAAACCTGCTTCATCATTTGCGTAAACGAATGCGGCCCCTGTTGAAGCTACGGCTGCGTTTGCAACTAATTCAACAACATCTTGTTGTGCGTCTGGTGTACCAGTAGCATTAGACAAGTCAACTTCAGCACCGGCCAATGTTTCAGAAACAGTGAACGCGGCTGCATTAGCAATTGCTTTAACAAAATAAATTTGACCAGAAACTAGACCACCTAAGTTAGCAGTAAATCTTACTGTACCATTAGCAAGCAATGTTTGAGCATTACCTGAAGTACCAATGATGTTACCTGTATTTTGTGTGTTAGCAACAGCAACTGTTGTCAAGCCAGGTACTGTATTAGCAAAACCTATTGTAGTGTAATCTGTGCTACCGTTAAT